CGCCGCTCCGGCGCCGTGCAGTGGATCGACGGCATGCCCACGGCCTGCTGATGAATGGGGGCGTCCTTCGGGGCGCCCCTTTTCCATTCTGAAGGAGACCCAATGGAAAAAGTCTATTTCAAGTTCAAGAACGGGCATGTTCGGACCATGGCGAAGCGCCAGGCCGAGATCCTCGGAAAGCTCGGGCACGGGACGTACCAGACCCGTGACATGGCCGCACAGCCGATGGTCACGAAGCTCATGCAGGCCGCTCCTGTGCCGGTCGCTCTGACCGATCCCGAACCCGATGAAGCAGAGGACGACGACGGCCTCGACGCCATGGACAAAGACGAGCTTCACGCTCTCGCGAAAGCGCGCGGCGTCAAGGTTCACCACTTAGCCGGTGCTGACAAGGTGCGCGCTGCACTGCGCGAAGACGAATGAAGATTTTTGGGCTCAACATCACGCGCGCAAGCGCCGAGAAGGCGCTGCATAACGTCGGCAGCGCTCTTCGTGGCGGCTGGAGCCGGATTCTTGAGCCCTTCAGCGGCGCGTGGCAACGCAACGCCGAAGAGAAGCGCGGCGATCTGCTGACCTATCCGACGCTGTATGCCTGCATTTCGCGCATCGCTTCGGACATTGGCAAGCTGCCGTTCACTCTGCAGCAGAGACTCGCATCGGGTGTTTCGACCGATGTCGCCAACCCCGCCTATTCGCCGGTCCTGAACAAACCCAACGGCTTCCAGACGCAAGGACAGTTCCGCGAATATTGGATGATCGCGAAGCTGACCCACGGCAACACCTACGCGCTGAAGCGGCGCGACCTACGTGGAGTCGTGGTCGACCTCTACATCCTAGACTCCTGCCTGGTCATGCCGATGGTTTCGGATGCAGGCGAGGTCTTCTATCAGCTGTACACCGACCCGCTGAACACGTTGCCGAATGGCTACCCGGCAAGCGGCCTGATCGTTCCTGCCAGCGAGATCATCCACGACCGATGCATGACGCTGCATCACCCGCTGATCGGCGTTCCTCCGCTCGCAGCGGCCTACTGGCCAGCGCTGAAGAACATGAAGATCCTGCGCAGCGCGACGGAGTTCTTCGCCAACAACGCGCAGCCGGGCGGCATTCTGACCGCGCCGGCCGGCATGTCCGATGAGGATGCGGCGGACGTCAAAGCGTACTGGGATACGAACTTCACCGGCACGAACGCCGGCCGGGTGGCCATCATCGGCGCGGACATGAAGTTCACGCCGTTCGCGATGAAGAGCATTGATTCGCAGATGGTCGAGCAGATGCGCTACTCCGACGAGCAGATTTGCCAGCCGTTCGGCATCCCGCCTTTCAAGGTCGGCATCGGCACGATCCCTTCTGGCCTCGGGGTCGACGGCGTCAACCAGATGTATTACCAGGACGCGCTGCAGACTCACATTGAGCACATGGAATCGCTCCTGAACGAGGGGCTGAAGATCGCCGCGCCGCTGAGTGTAGAGCTTGACCTCGCGCCGCTGCTGCGCATGGACGAAGCCAAGCGCGCCGAGGTGGAAACCAAGCTAGTGGGAGGCAAGATCAAGCTTCCCGACGAGGCCCGCCAGCGCTTCAATCTGGCCCCCACGCCAGGCGGCTCGACCCTCTGGGGCCAGCAGCAAGACTACCCGCTAGGCATGCTGGCAGACCGCAAGGAATGGGATCCGGCTATGCAGCCTTCGGCGCCAGCGCCTGCTCCGGCACCGACCGATCCGGAGCCGCCGGCAGCAGAACTCAGCGAAGCCGACAAGGCGCTGATTGCGTGGGCGCGATCCATGGAAGCTACGAACAAGGCCATTTCGGCCATGCGCAAAGCCGCACTACCGGAGGCCGCGAATGTTTGACCCTGAGAAGTTCGGCGAAGCAATGGGCGAGGCGATTCGCTCTGCAGTTGCGCCATTGGCGCGGCGCATCGGAGAGCTCGAGGAGAAACTTGCCAAGGCGATCGACGTGCCGGCCGAGGTGGAGCGCGCTGTTGCCGCTGCGATTTCTGCTCTGCCGGTCCCTAAGGATGGGAAAGATGCTGCGCCCGTCGACACTGACGCGTTGGTAAAAACCGTTCTCGCTCAGATCCCCGCTCCGGCAGCCGGGAAAGACGGAGAACCTGGCAGGGACGGCATGGATGGCAAGGATGCGGCGCCTGTCGACACTGACGCGGTCATCAAGGCAGTGCTTGCACAGGTTCCGCCTCCCGCACCTGGCAACGACGGAGAGCGCGGCCAGGACGGTAAGGATGGCTTGAAAGGCGAGAACGGCGCTGATGGCCTCGGGCTGGCCGGCGCCATGATCGATCGGGATGGCGCGCTGCAGGTCACGCTGACCAATGGCGAAGTCAAGAGCCTGGGGCCGGTCGTCGGAAAAGATGGCCGCGACGGCGCGGACGGCGTGAGTTTCGAAAACTTCGAGATGGAATATCTCCCAGAGTCTCACGAGGTGTCGATCAAGGCCGGTGTGGGCGGGCGGACCAAAGAGTTGCGCTACCCCGCTGGCGGCATCCGTCCTGCCGGCTACTGGCGCGAGGGCACGCGCGCGAAGTCCGGGGAGGCGTGGGTCAACGACGGTTCTCTGTGGATTGCCGTCAAGGATTGCCAATCCAAACCGGGATTGAACGACGAAGCTTGGATCATCGCTGCTCGAAAAGGCAAGGATGGCGAGCGCGGGCAGAAGGGCGCTGACGCAGGCCCTGCGGCGCCGATCAAGTTGGGTTGACCATGGCTGATCTTGTCACCCTAGAACAGGCGCGCGACCATCTCAGGACCGACACGGCGGCTGACGACGCGTGGCTCGAGACTTGGATCCCGGCCGTGAGCGGCGCCGTGCTTTCCTGGCTCAAGCAAGACTGGCGTGCCTATGTTCCGGAAACCGACGCCGAAGGCAACGTGATCGAGGACAGCAATGGCGATCCGATCCCGCTGGAGGATTCGAATGGCCCGGTGGTGAAGCCGGTTGTCATGGCGGCGGTTTTGGTTGAGCTCGGCCAGCAGTACCGATTCCGCGATGGGTCAGACGCTGCCGCGGTGCCGTCGCATTGGGGGCATGGGCATGTTCTGGGCGCTGGCGCGACTAGCCTCCTGGCTGCAACGCGAAAGTCGACCGTCGCATGAGCCTCGAAGCTGGGCGCCTGCGCCATGAAGTCAGGATCGAGCAACTGCAGAACCTGCTCGACAGCAACGGCGAAGCCATTCAGGACGAAAACACAGGCGCGGTCGCGCAGGCCTGGGTCGCGGTTGCGACTGTCAGGGCTGCGATCGAACCTCTGAGCGCGCGCGAGTTCATCCAGAGCCAGGCTACCCAATCTCAGATCACCGCGCGCGTGATCATCCGGTTTCGTGAAGGGTTGGATGCGGCGATGCGCCTGGTGCATGTTCGCCGAAACATGGCGGATGTGATCTACAACCCGCATGGTTTCTTGGCCGACAAGGAATCTGGGCTGGAGTACCTGACGATTCCGGTTTCGGCCGGGGTGAGCGATAGCGGGCAATGACGACCTGGGCCATTCTTGCTTCCGGACCATCGATGTCCCAAGAGGTCGCCGATTCTGTCCGACCGCTGAAGAACGTGATTGCTGTTTCGAACACGCACGAGCTGGCGCCGTGGGCGGAGGTTTTGGTCAGCGCGGACCGTCGCTGGTGGAAAAACTACCCATCCGGCATGGACTTTGCTGGCGAGAAATTCTGCGGGCTCTGTATAGATCCGCCAAAGGGCGTCGAAAAGTTTCCCGGGGCGACATCTGGCGGGAACTCAGGGCTTTTGGCGCTCCAAATCGCAGTCAAGAAAGGCGCGACGCGCATCCTTTTGCTCGGGTTCGACATGGCTGGGTCGCACTACTTCGGCGATCACATCAACGGCCTCCCGAATCCAACGGAGAAGAGGTTCCAGCGGTTCAAGGAGCAGTTCGCAGCATACAAGCCGGCTGGCGTCGAGATCATCAATTGCTCGCCTGATTCCGCGCTGAAGTGCTATCCGTTTGGTGAGGTCAAGGACTTCCTTCCGGAGCCTGAGCCCGAACCGATTGACCTAACAGGGCCTAAAGGGGAAAGAGGCGAGCGTGGCGAACGAGGTGAGAAAGGTATCGGAGAGCGTGGCCCCCGTGGACCACAAGGTGAGCCAGGGCCGATGGGGCCAATGCCTGATCACCAGTGGGACGGGACGCGCCTGAGGTTTGAGGATACAGACGGGACATGGGGGAAGTTTGTTGACCTGCAGGGTCGCCCTGGGCAGAGCTTCTCTGGCGGCGGAGGTGGTGGGATATCGAAGCTGCAGGCATTGCAGCTTCAGACGCTTTTGGACATCTTCGGTGGCTGGATCGCCACGCCGCCGACTGTGTTGATTGCATCCCTAAGCGCCGATGATCTTCAGGTGACGGCGGACGGCACGGCCAGCGGGTTCTACACGACGATCCCTGGAGCCCAACTGCTGGGGGCTGCTTACGAATGGGATTGGGGCGACGGATCGACGAGCAGCACAGTCGATGCTGTGCATACGTATGCCGAGGCCGGGACGTACACGGTTTCATTTAGAGCGCGTAATCACATCGGCTGGAGCGATCCAGTCACCCAGGACATCACGGTAACGGCGGAGCCCGGTCTCTGGACGCCGGCTGAACTGGTGGCAGACCATGTGTGGTACGTCGCTGACGACCCGGGCAATGTCCTAGTCGGCGGGTTGCTGGACACCCTGGTCGATAAGGGAAATACCGCACTGAACGCGACGCCGAATCAAGGCGTTAGCGCAAACCGTGCGGCGCTGGCCAACACGCTGAACTCTCGACCTGTCTGGGAGGTGGATCCAGCCTCGTCAACCGAGAAGGGCTACTTGCGAAGCGGAAGCACGGATATTGCGCGCAATGCCAGCGGGTGCTCGATGTTTGCGGTGTTCCGTGCGGCCGGCGAGAGCATGGTCTTGCTTCTGGACAACAGCAATGGCTACTTCGTGCGGGCTGGTATGCATCGTGGCGGCTCGGCAAATTCCATGGTGCTGGATGGGCGCCGTCTGGATGGCGACAGCTACGGGGGCGTCGAAGGCGCCTCCTCGGGCCTCAGCGATTGGAGCATCGCATCGGGCGTGATCGACTATGCCGCCACGTCCCTTCGCCTGCGCGTCAATGGCGACCTGATCGCGCAGACGGACTCTTTCCAGACAGCCGGAGTGACGAGCGACACGGCGTCGCAATTCCTGAGCCTCGGGCACTACACGAACCTTTCGAATGTCGTCGAACTCCCGATGACAGGCGATATCGCAGAAGTGCTGGTGGTGCGCGGTGCGGTAGATACCGCGACCCGTCAGACGATTGAGGGTTACCTTGCATGGCAATGGGGCCTTGAAGGCAACCTGCCTGTCGATCACCCATACAAGAACGCCGCCCCAGAGGCATAAAAAAAGCCGGTGCATGCGAGCCTGGCTGAACCTGCGCTACACGGTTCCTGAGCGGCGAGCGGCGTTTGTTTCGGGCCTTCGGAGGCTGGGATACCAGGTAGAGCAGGGCCTGACGCAGTGCCCCGGTGATCGGGATGCGTTGATAACTTGGAATCGGATAGGGGTCGGCGACCAAGCGGCAAAGGCTTTCGAAGCGCGCGGGCTGCCGGTGATCGTCGCGGAAAACGCGGCATGGGGTAATGATTTCGCGGAAAGCCGGTGGTATTCGCTGGCGCGCGGCATGCACAACACGGCCGGGAGGTTCCCGGTCGGGGATTCGGATCGGTTCGACCGGCTTGGCGTGGAACTGCAGCCTTGGCGACAGGGCGGCGAAAGGGTCGTGCTGCCTCAGCGAGGAATCGGACCGGCAGGCGTGGCGATGCCGCGGGACTGGGCGGCTCAGCAGGTAGGTAGGATTCGCCGACATCCCGGCACGAGGCCAGCCATTCCGCTCGAGCAAGACCTGGCGCGCGCTGGTGAGGTGGTGACATGGGGCAGCGGCGCCGCGATCAAGGCGCTGATGTGGGGCATTAAGGTCGAATCGCACATGCAGGACTGGATAGGCCGGCAGGACAACACGGATGCCGGCCGGCTGGAGATGTTCCGCCGACTGGCATGGGCACAAGCGGAGATCGCGGAAATTGAAAACGGCACAGCCTTCGACAGACTCCTCGTTCGCCCGGTTTGAGCGGGAGCATGTTAGGCCCAAGGTCGGACGCACGCTGATCGTCGGGTCGCGCGTTTACAAGGACAAGGAAGACCGGCGCGCACGGTACGCCGATGCGGTCGGGGTCGACATGCTGGAGGGCGACGGGGTCGATTGGGTGTTGGACCTGGAGGAGAGCCTGCCTTCTGGCCTAGGGCTGTTCGACCACGTCGAGTGCATGAGCGTTCTGGAGCACAGCCGACGCCCGTGGCTTCTGGCGGCGAACGTTGAAAGGCTTATGGCGCCGCAGGCAACGCTCTTCGTGACGGTGCCGTTCATGTGGCGGATCCATGCGTATCCGAGCGATTACTTCCGGATGACGCCCGAGGGGCTGAAGGCCATCTTTCCGGCCGTTCGGTGGTCGCGCGTGATGCTGGCCGGCGAGACGCTTCACGAAGGCCCGAAGATTGAAAGCGTGAAGGTCGACGGGCATCCCTACTTCGCGCGCACGGACACGGTCGGCTTTGGGGTGAAGGCTTGAATCTGCTGTTCACGGGGAAGGGAACCTCGGGCTCTTTCAAGATCAGGGCTGAGCAGCTGGGCGCGGCGATGGGCGCGCCAGTGGTGCCAATGGCGAGCCTCGCAGATTGCCGGGCGGCCGATGTGATCGTGGTGGTCAAGCGGGCGCCGGATGCGCTCCTGCAAAGCATTCGAGCCAGCGGTCGGCCTTGGGTCTACGACGTCGTCGACGCCTACCCACAGCCGGCGTGCGGGTCATGGGGCGAAACGGAATCGAAGGCATGGATCAAGGAGCACCTCGCTAGGCTGAAGCCTAACGCTGTGATCTACCCGAACGAGCGGATGAGCAAGGACGCGGGCGGCGGCAAGGTGCTCTATCACCACCACCGGCCAGGCATGCAGCGGAACCCGATCCGAAAAGAGATCAAGCGCATCGGCTACGAAGGCGCTCCAAGCTACATAGACGGATGGCGGAAGGCAATCGAGGCGCAATGCGCGCGGATCGGCGCCGAGTTCGTGATCAACCCGGTCAACCTGGCCGACGTCGATGTGGTCTTGGCCCTGCGCGACAAGAACCATGCCGGCTATCCGCAGCGGATGTGGAAATCGAATGTGAAGTTGGCGAACGCTCACGGGAGCGGAACGCCTTTCATCGGCATGCCGGAGCCTGGCTATCAAGAGACGGCCAGCGGCTGCGAATACTGGGCCACGGACGGCGAGGAACTCGGCCGCGCGCTGGACTGGCTGGCGCCGCAGAGCACGCGGCAGCACGTCAGCGCGAAGTTCTTGGAATCGGCGATCACGGTTGAACGGGTGGCAGAGCAATGCAAATGCTGGATCGAAGCCTTGAAGTTTTGAGGCTCCCGAGCAACTCGCGCCATTCGAAGGAAACGCTGGACGGGATCATCGATGCAGCCAAGAAGGACGGCTGGTCGGTCACGGTGACAGACAACTTCCGGCGCCGCGGTTCGGTGCTGGTGGTGTACGGGGTCGGTGGGCAGATCAACAACGCGGCGCGGAATGCGCAAGTCGCCCGAGGTGGCCGCGTCGTGATGTTCGACCTTGGCTACTTTGGGAAGAAGAAGACGGGCGGCTATTTCAAGGTGTCGCTCGATACGGACCATCCTCCTCAGTATCTGGGCATCACGCCGAACGAGCCGGAGCGGTGGGCGGCGCATGGGATCGAACTGCAGGAAGGCGCCGGAGACGGGCCTATCGTGCTGGTCGGGCTGGGTCCGAAGGCGCGCAGGTATCTAAGCCTGGATCACTGGGAGGCGAATCAGCTGCGCAACCTGCGACAGAGATTTCCCGGCAGAAACGTTATCCACAGATCGAAGCCCGGAAAGCATGTGCTGAACCTCGGCATTCCTTTCGACTGCGAGACGCCGATCGCGGATCTGCTGAAAGGCGCTTCGCTGGTGGTCTGCCGGCATAGCAACGTGGCGATTGACGCAGCGATTGCCGGGGTGCCTTTCGAATGCATAGACGGGGCGGCGAAGTGGCTGCTGGACAAGCCATTCACGAGAGAAAACAGGCTGGACTTTCTCAGGCGTTGCGCCTACTGGCAATGGCGGGCGGACGAATCCGCTCAGTGCTGGAAATTCATCACAGGAATCATTGATGCGACTTAACGTCTGTTGCGGCACGAAGATCCTGCCGGGCTACAAGAACATTGACATCGTGCCGACCGGCGACGCGGTGCCGGACATCCTGTGCAACGCGCTGTCTGTTCCGTTGCCCGATGGATGCGCGGAAGAGGTGATGTGCATCCATGGGTTCGAGCATTTCTACCGTTGGGAGTGTGACGAGCTTGCGCAAGAATGGAAACGTCTGCTCAAGCCTGGCGGCGTCCTGATTCTCGAGCTGCCGAACCTCATCAAGTGCTGCGCGAACATCGTCAACGGGTTCACGCGGCCGGGCAAGCATCCTGACCAGCAGGGAATGTGGGGTGTCTTCGGCGATG